GATACTACAGGAGTGTTTTTCTGTATAGAGAAAAACGGCTTAAAAGTGCATAGACAAGAGTTCTTAATGGCCTTTAAACCTAACGTACCGTCAAGATCGATAGCGGGAGATCAAATCTACTCATGTTATAACATAAATAACAACACCGGCAGGCCATCTAATTCATTTAACAGTATTAATTTCTTAGCTATACCTAAGACAGAAGTAAGACAGACGATAGTACCGGCGAATGGATTGTTTATGGAAATCGACTACGATGGGTACCATATAAGACTACTGGGAGAACTAGTCGGGCATACTTTTTCTGAAGAATCGATACATACTCAACTAGGTAGGTATTATTTTCAGAAAGATACTCTAACAGAAGAGGAGTATAAGCAATCTAAGCAAAAAACATTTCAGTACCTTTACAGTACCCAACTCCAAGAAGTTTTACACATTCCATATTTTAAGAAAGTATCAGATTATGCTGAAAAGATATGGAGCGAGTTTATTAGTGAAAAGCAAATTAGAGTCCCCGGATCTAACAAGCTATTTACAGCAAAACTCGTTGATTTAAATAAGCAAAAGTTGTTGAATTACTTTATTCAAAACTTTGAGACTACAAGAAATGTTAGAGTATTAAAAGAGCTATTACGGGTGTTGAGCCCGTATAAAACTAAGATCGTCTTGAATACATACGATGCGATCCTATTTGATATGTGCGAAGAAGAAAAAGACGAACTTATACCTATTATACACCAGCTAGCAACTACTGGAGGAAGTTACCCTATTAAAGTAAAATACGGAAAATCTTACTTTTTCTAGAAACTGCCTTATTTATATGAAAAGAACAGCAGAAAGTGGTGAGTAAATTACTATGTACGTTTCTACGGAAAGAAGAGATTCCGGATAAGATTGAATTCTTAAAAGAGAATTACAATATTCTCTTTGATAGAATTTTCGTACTGTATAGTAATAATACTCAAGAATACATACTTACATACAGCATAAGCTCAGAAAACTTAGACAGGCTACCTACCAACACTATTACTACCCACAGAAAAAAAGAATCCAACACCCTGTATACCATTAATGCATTAAATCAACTAATACTTACACTAAACAACGGGGTGTTAGACAAGGGGTATGCTATACCTTGGGAAAATTATAGGAGTACCATACTGCTTACGAAAGGGCCGGACCTACGGATTTTACACACTAAACTATTCGATATCGTAGATTTGAAAGTTGCTAATTAGTATTATTTTTGATATACTATTAGAAAAACCAATAAATTTATGGATATTAATGCAATTAAGGCTAAACTAGCCGGCATGAATCGTTCTCAAGACAGAGAAAAGATCGATTATGCTAAAGTTTTCTGGAATCCCGGAATCGGGTCTCACCAGATAAGGATTGTACCGTCTATGTACAGCCCTACATTACCGTTCACCGAATTGTTCTTTCACTACAATATCGGTAAGTACCCTATGATAGCTCTTACAAATTTCGGTGAGCAAGACCCTATCGTTGAGTTTGTAGCTGAGTTAAAAAAGACCTCCGACAAAGACAACTGGTCATTAGCCGGTAAACTATCACCTAAGATGAGAATCTTTGCACCTGTTATTGTTAGGGGCGAAGAAGAAATGGGAGTACGGCTATGGAGCTTTGGTAAGACTATTCAAAAAACTTTATTTACTTTAGCTACCGACGAAGAGATTGGCGACTTCACTGATATTATTAACGGAAGAGATTTAACAGTAGATAAGGTTGCAGGTAATCCGTACCCTGAAACAACTGTTAGACCTAGGATAAAAGAGAGCTCCTTGACTAAGGATAATACTTTGGCAGAAAAATGGCTTAAAGAGCAACCTAATCCTCTTGAATGTTTTACTAAGTACGACTACGCTTTTATTAAGAAGCAACTACAAGCTTGGCTCAATCCAGAAGAAGCTACGGAAGAAGCAACACCTGCAGCAACACCTGCCGCTGCACCTACTGCCGAAGTACAAGAAGCAGCAGCTCCTCCGGTAGCTAAGCCTAATAAAGTAATGTCTGATTTTAGTGATTTATTCGATTAATAGATGAATAAGAAAAGAGCAATTTCTGAGAGCGCTACTGCTGCCATTAAAGCAGGCTTTGACTTATCTAAATTTAAAGACAATAAAAAACTGTCTTCAAGTAGTGTTAAGTTCAAAGCACAGAAGTGGATACCACTATCACCAGCTTTCCAAGCAATAACGAGTATTCCAGGTATACCAGCTGGACATATAACATTGCTTAGAGGGCATAGTGATACGGGTAAGACTACCTCACTGCTAGAGGCAGCAGTAGCTTCCCAGCGAATGGGAATACTCCCGGTTTTTATTATTACAGAGATGAAATGGTCATGGGAACATGCCATACAAATGGGATTGGAGGTAAATGAAATTGTAGATAAGGAAACTGGTGAGGTAATTGATTACGATGGGTTTTTTATCTATACTGATAGAAGTAGAATCGACACTATCGAAGACGTTGCTGAGTTTATTTTAGATCTAATTGACGAACAAAAGAAAGGTCATTTACCTTACGATATGATATTCTTCTGGGATTCTATTGGATCGGTACCTTGCGAATTATCAGTTAGGTCAAATAAGAATAACAACGAATGGAATAGCGGGGCGATGTCCACCCAATTTGGTAATAATGTAAATCAGAAAATACTACTATCACGGAAGGAAGCATCCCCCTACACCAATACGCTTGTGTGTATTAATAAAGTCTGGACTATGAAACCAGATGCACCGATGGGACAACCTAAGATGATGAACAAGGGAGGGATGTCTATGTGGTACGATGCTACACTAGTGGTTACCTATGGTAACATAACAAATCCAGGTACTTCTAAGTTAAAAGCTGTTAAAGATGGCCTACAGGTAGAGTTTGCAAAGAGAACTAATATACAGGTAGAAAAGAACCATATTAACGGGGTTCAGACAAGAGGTAGGATTATTATGACACCTCACGGATTTATCGAAGATACTCCGAAAGCTGTTGAAGACTATAAGAAACAGCACAAAGAGCATTGGTTAAACATATTTGGTACTGTAGATTTTGAACTGAAAGAAGAGGGGAACATGGAAGAGGATAAAGTAGTTATCAGTGAAATCGAACCATAACGACTTATTAGAGAAACTTCAGCCTAAGCCTCCTAGAAAATTTAACGACCATATACTCCTGGTCGATGCATTAAATACATTTATTCGTAGTTTTGCTACAGTAAATTATATTAATCCGCAAGGAAATCATATAGGAGGCCTGGCTGGTTTCTTGAAATCACTTGCCTATATGGTACGGATGCATGAACCTACCCGGGTAATCATAGTATTCGACGGTAGGGGATCGACGGTTAACAGGAAAAATATAGATCCTAGTTACAAAGCACAAAGAAGTCTGACTAGGATAACTAATTGGGAAATTTACGAAGATAAAGATGCTGAGAGAGAATCCATGTCTACTCAGATAGAAAGACTTGTTGAATATCTGCAATGTTTACCGGTGCAGATGGTGAGTATCGATAAGGTTGAAGCTGATGATATTATAGCACTTATAGCTAAGATTTTTAGTCAAAATAATAAAAAAGCTACGATTGTATCTTCTGATAAAGATTTTTTACAATTGGTAGATGCTAACATTGAGGTATACTCCCCTATAAAGAAGAAGCATTATACAAAGTCACTAGTTGCTGAAGAATTTAAAACAACCCCTAATAACTTTTTAATAGGTAAAGCTATTCTAGGAGATCAATCCGATAATCTACCGGGAGTGAATAAAATTGGCCCTAAGACATTGCATAAGCTATTTCCAGATTTATCAACAACTGACATTACGTTGGAGGGTGTATTTGAAGAATGTGAACGTAGACATGAAACTAACAAAGGGTATCTAGCTATCTTAAACCAAAAAGATAGAGTTGAGACTAATTACGAGCTAATGAACTTACGTGATCCTAACGTACCTGATTACGAAATTGAAACTGTTAAGCAACTACTCCTAGAAAGCAATACTACATTAAATACAATGGCGTTTGAAATGTTATATGAGTCGGATAACATGAATGCAAGCGTTGCACAAAATATAACTTCCTGGTTGGAAGCTTTCAGAAATCTTACTACATTTAAGAAATAAAATAATGATACTTCAGCGACTCTCACAGTACGGCTTGCCGTTTCAGATCAAAGTTCTTTCCTCAATCTTAACTGATAAAGGGTTTTTACTACAGGTAAAAGATACCTTAAAGATAGATTATTTTGATGCTGATGCACATAAGTGGATTATTCAGCAAGCAGTATCGTACTTTGAGAAATACCACACTAACGTTACTCTTGAAGTACTAGCCGTAGAGGTGAAAAAGCTTGATAATGATATACTTAAAACTGCAATTACAGAACAGTTAAGAGAAGCGTATCGAGTATCTAACGAAGATCATAAGTATGTCCAGGAAGAGTTTGCTACATTTTGCAAAAACCAAGCACTAAAGGCAGCATTACTCCAAACACCAGAGCTTATAAACAACGGAGATTATGATAGTATCCGTTCTATTATAGAAGCTGCATTAAAAGCAGGAACAGATAAGAATATTGGACATGAGTACAATATTGACATAGAAACTAGATATAGACAGGACTATCGACCAGTTATTCCAACCCCCTGGGAAGAGATTAACACCTTGACCCAAGGTGGCTTTGGCCCTGGAGATTTAGTTATAGCATTCGGATCACCAGGAGGCGGTAAATCATGGATGATGGTATCTATAGCAGCTAACGCTTTAAAGCTTGGATTCAATGTAATCTACTATACTCTGGAGCTAGGACAGGATTATGTAGGTAAGCGATTTGACTGTTATTTCTCTGGAAAGGGGATAGAAGAGGTATCCGGGTATAGAGCTCAAATAGAAGAACTCGTAAATCAGCTACCCGGTAAGCTAGTTATCAAAGAGTATCCACCTAAGAACGCTAGCATATCAACAATTAAAGCACACATACAGAAATGTGCAGATCAAGATTTTAAACCTGATTTGATTGTCATTGACTATATCGACTATTTGAAAGCACCAAGTAAGAAATATAATGAGAGAAAGGATGAGATTGATGATCT